TCTTAATCTATATTTGTCAGAAGTAGAAATTATAGACCCCATAAATGCCGCTGTAGGTTGGATGTCAATGTTTGCTTCATCCCTTAAATCAAAGTCAGTTCTAGTTATAGCAATTTGACAAATACTTTGGTCTCCCCATAAAGGAGAAATATCTACCGATTTACTTAATGATACTATTTGTGGTAAAGAATTTAAATCAACAGATGTTTTGAATTCAGACCCGGCAACTTGTGCTTCAGTTGCTCTTCCCATTCTAATTAAATCTTGTGGTGTTAGTGAAAATTCTCCAATATCTGATAAATCTAAATCTAAAAAAACAATATGAGTCCCTAAAGGTACTCCCATTATCATATAGTCACCACTATCATTTGTTTTTACAGTATACTTGTAGTATTTTTCATAAATTTCTATCGCGGTTTTGTCTGTTAAAACATCATTAACCGATGGAAACGTTCCTGTTGCCGAATGCGATGAATATGATTTTTCGTAAGGTAATAAATTATATCTGTACCCATCTTCATTTTTATCTTCCGGAGTTGTATATGGGTATATAGCCGTTATTAACGGATTAGATTTATCAATATTTTCTATTGGTATAAAAACAGAAACTCTCGCATTAGGTAATCCAAATCCATTATTTGCGGTTACTCTACCCACAAGAACTCCATAATCGGCACATGATTTTGAATAAACATCCTCTTGTTGAATCTTAAGTGATAGAATTTCAAGAAAATTAAAATCTTGCTCTAATTCAACATTTATTGTTTTATTAATACCAAGTTCAGTTCTTATTCTATGTGAAACACCCATAAGGTTCTTTATTGAATAAATAGTTTAGGGTGTATTTTTACAGATACACCAAATAAAAAAATAAGTGAAGAATAGGATAAATAAATCAATTATGACATAGTAACTGATTGGAAATTCTTAACAGAAACTTTAATATCTTTACCAGGATATCTTATTTGGTAAACTTGACTTGGTTGAGCAAATAATGTGTCATCTATTGGACCGATTTGTTTTGTTTCAGAATCTAAATACGCCATTGATGTTTGAGATGATGAATATTGACCACCAACATTATTAAACACATCAATCCCTGTAACAGTTATAACACCGTTTTGTCTTTGTATTGTACTTTTTAATTCCGACAAATACACATTCTCACCTAATTGTCTATTCAATGGGTCAAAATAAGCCGAAACATTATTAATAATATCAGAAATAATTTGCCCCGAATTTTGAGTTGCATTTAATACAACTGAAACATTAACCGATAAATCAATAACATTGGCAGTTGAAACTGAAATGTAATCATTCAACATTCTATAGTTTGATAAGTAATTTGCAATGTTTTGTTTTAATGTGTTTGAAACAACATTTGTTAGTTTTCCAGAACTATCATAAGATAATATTTGAATTTCTATTTTGTTATTGTTTTCTATAATCGCAACTTTTGCCGGTGCTCCAAATTGAGCCGGCATATTTCTTAATAATGAATTATAATCTTGAACTGTTACGGCTCTTTTCTGTGCTGCAAAATTAAAAGATACAAAGTTTCTAACTTCTTCCGTTGTTGGAGCATTTGCTCCTCCAACCGCGGCGGTTACGTTTTTACATTTTAAAGAAGAAACAACCGCATTGTTTGTTGATTCAGAAGGACCATTCACAAAAAATGATATTGTTCCAATTTGATTAATCACATTTACACCCAAATTTGTAACCAAACCTCCTCCTACTCTATATTGAATAAACAATGTTGAGTTTGGTGTTAATGTAGAACCTAAAGAAAAGTTATTAGAATAGTTTTGAAGGTTTAATACCGAGCCAGCATTTGTAAATTGGTTAAGAGCTTCTTGTGCAGAACCAACTCCACCACCAAATGTCATTTTTTTAAACCCTTCAGGTGTAAATTCTGAAATAAATCTGTTACTTGTTTGAATATATTTACCAACTTTAATTCCCGGTTGGTCTGATACTTTTGTACTATCTTCAACAAATATTCTATCTTCAGCTAACGCATCAACCTCATACCATCTGTTGTCGGCACCTAAAAATTCCGCAGCGGTTGGAACATTTGTATAATCCCCACTCTTTAATAAAACACTTGTAATACCTAAAACATTTTTTTCAGGTAAAAATAATTCATAAAAGGGTCTAACATTACTTGGTGTTATAGCGGTTTTAAAAACTTTTGTAATACCATTAACAACAATTTCTCTTTTTCTTATGGTATAATTAATTAATACCCCATTACCATTAAAGTTAGGTATTTTCAATCTATTAAGAGCACCTTGTGCGTTGTAAGGAGACGCAAAATCAATATCATATAAATTTTCAAATACTTGTCCGGCACCACTTATTTGAGACCCTCTTAATAACTTACCTAAATATCTTTCATCTTCTTTGTCACCAAAAGCCGGAACTGTAATTGAAAAATCAACAAGTGAGATGGACGGTCTGGTTCCCGGAATTTTTAACCCGTATGTTCTGGCAATATTATAAATTGATGATTTTTGCTGAGCATATTGTAATACTGTCTCTTGAATACTTCTATCAATATGATAATGTAAGTTGTCAGCAACAGCAGCATTCAAATCCAAAAAGACAGAAAATACCGAAGCGTCATTAAAATCTTGTATTAAATCAGGATAATATGTTTTAACATAATTTAAGAGTTCAACTCTTATTCCTTCATAATCTCTAACCGTATATGATATTTTTCCGTTTGCCATTTATCTTAAATATTGATAATTACAAAATCACTCTGAGCAAATGTTGCTGAAGTTGTAGAGTAATCTATTTTTATTTTTGCCGTATAATCCGCAGTTCCTTTACCCGGAACTCTGTAAATATATGGAACATCATCTGTTACTAATGTATTTGACCCACCAACAGGAACTTCATCCTCAATGCTTGCCGGTTCAATTGTTATGCTATTAACAAGTAAGTTAGGCATAAATAAATTAATGGCATCCCTAATATCAGATTCAATCGCATCAAAAGTTAAACCATCAAACGGTTCAAAAATAAATTCATAAATTCTTGTTCCAAAAGTTGGTAAGTAATACCTTGAACCTTTTCTGGTTAATAATAAATGAATTAAATTCGCCCTTATTTCATCTTTTTGATATTGGGTAAGTTGAAGATAATCACCTAAATTAGAATCCCTGAAGGGGAAATTTATACCATATGTTCTTCCATTCGCCATATGTTATAAATATACTTATATTATTTTTTTATTGTAGTATTTCTTTTTTGATAAGGAGGGTCAAAAGGACAATGTTTGCACCCATTGCCGCAGCAATATCCCCTATTCTTATGATATTCTTCTGTAAAAACAAAAAGACCTTGTTCATTATAGTAATAATAAGAAGGGAGAAGTTTAGGGGGTTTCTTTTCGTTTTCTTTCATTTGTTATTTTTTCACATATATCTAAAAAGTAATCTTGGTTGAAATGATTTTTCATCAAGTTAATGTCTTTATGAATCCATTGTATATTACCAACAACATACCCTTCATTTGAATCTATCCTATCTATGGATGCGGTTGCCCCATAATTATCTTTTTTTGAATGTGAAAAATAGATTGGAAGTTTACTTAAATTACATTTAAAATCTTGGTCAACTAAAACTTGATTAATATATTCAATTGTTATGTCAAATATTATATTTCTTTTGATTGCATTTCTTTTTATCCTACCATAATATTTTCCACTTATGTTTTTAAATCCTCCCCACAAAGGATTAGTTTCACCAGGTCTTGAATTATTACATTCTAAACATCCTTTGGATTTTCCATTTAATAAAGTCCAACAAGAAACATAATTTTCTACGCCACATTCACATAAACACAAAATTTGTGCCTCTCTTTTTAATTCTATATTTCCATTTATAATAGTATATTTACCAAATTTTTGACCCTCCATAAACTTTCCAAAATATTTTGATGTTCCTTTTTTTCCCATATTAATAAATATACAAAAGGTGTGTGAAAATCAAATCACACACCTTTTAATAATAGATTTTTTATTTATCATACAATTTCGCAAGCACCGGAGGCACAAGCCGCTTCACCTTTTAAATCTGTATCATCATCCATTTCTACAATCTTAGATAAGTCAACATCGTGTAATGTTTCCATCAATTTATCATAATCTTCTTTTGTACAATCCTCAAAAGGGGCTTGCTTATAACTATGATTAGAATAAGGTAATACAGATAATCCATTATAATATTCCCTATTTTCCCAAAACCATTCACCAACTGCAGGCCATTCGTGTTCTCTAACCGAAATTGTTGCCGACACATTATGAGAATTACTTCCCGTTCTGTGTCCCGGTTTAATCCATTCTGTATGAACTTTTTTAACTCTCTCCAATAATTGGATTGGTGATTCGTTTCTCAAAATTGACCCCTCCGGAGCTTTTTGTGGAATACCAATAACCGCAGTGTCGTGTGGACGGAAATATTCATCTTCAATTAATTCAGGGTGATTATCTTTTAAATAAGTATAAATCGCCTCATTCTTCCCAACTCTAACTCTACGAATGTAATAGTCATTGTGCCAAGCATGAATACCTGATGATGTTCCAAGTGTTAATGAAGTTGTCCCTGCAGGTTTAACCGTAGTTGTTCTTGCCGACTTATTAATCCCTAATAACCCCGCAACTCTTTCATTCTCAACTTTAACAATTTTAGCTCCCGACTTCATATCCAAACCTAATACAGCACCTGAACCAATACCTGTCATTGATACACCAATAAGTGCATCTTTTTCAGTTGTTCTTTGCCAAATTGGTCTAAGATAATGGAAGTTTGTGTATCCTGCTTGAAGTGTTCCAATGAACGTTGCAACCTTAATTCTTGATTCAAAATCTTCTTGATTAACAACA